GCTACACGAATCGCCGCTCTCCGCTCCGAACGATCCGCCGCTACCAAGATCACCGCCGAGTCCGTCCTGACCCGGCTCGACCAGGTCGCCGACCGCTGCATGCAGGGCGTCGAGGTCACCGACCGCGACGGCAATCCGATCGGCGAATGGAAGTTCGACTCCAGCGGGGCGAACAAGGCCCTTGAGTTGCTCGGCAAGCACCTCGCCCTGTTCGTCGAACGGCGCGAGGTCAAGCACGACGGCACGATCGACCTCGCCTGGTCGCCGCCCGTCCCCGACGAGGGGGATGGCGATGCTGGTTAGGATGCCCCCGCTCCATCGTAAGCAAGAGGAGATCCGCCGCTCCAAGGCTCGGTTCAAGGTAGCGGCCTGCGGGCGGCGCTTTGGTAAGACCCTGCTCGGCGCTACTGCTGGCCTTGAGACTGGCCTGACCGGCGGGGCTGCCTGGTGGGTCGGGCCGACAAGCCGCGAGGCCGGAATCGGCTGGCGCGCGATGACGATGCTGTCTCGGCAGATCCCCGGAGCTGCGGTCAAGCTCGCCGACAAGGAGATCCACTATCCAGGCGGCGGGTGGGTCGGCGTCCTGTCTGCCGAGAGCCAGACGCTACGCGGCGAAGGCTTGAACCGGATCATCGTCGACGAGGCCGCCTACCTGCGGTCGCTGCTCAAGACGTGGCAGGAAGACCTGCGCGCGGCGCTGTCCGACCGACAGGGCGATGCGCTTTTCCTGTCGTCGGCAAACGGGCGGGACGACTTCTACCAGCTGCACAGGCGCGGCCAGTCGCCGGATCACCCCGAGTGGGCAAGCTGGCAATGCACGACCTACGACAACCCATTCATCGCGCGCGCTGAGATCGAGGCCGCCCGCCGCGAGCTGCCAGACTGGGTGTTCCGGCAGGAGTACCTAGCCGAGTTCGTGTCCTTCGCCGGCAAGGTGTATAAGACCTTCACCCCCGAGAGCGCGTCGGTCTTCACCTTCGCCGGCGACCTGTCCCCTTACACCGAGTACTGGGGCGGGATCGACTTCGGCTTTCGCAACCCGACCGTGGTATCCGTCGGCGGGCTGGACCGCGACGACCGCCTGGACATCATCGACGGCGTCTACGCTCGCGAGATGACCACGCCCGACCTGCTCGACACCCTGTGGGGCTTCCAGCGGCAGTACAACGTTCGCCGGTGGTTCGCGGACCCCGCCGACCCCAACACGATCGCGCAACTCAAGGCCGCCGGACCGCCGGTCGTCGGCGCGCCCCGCGTCAAGAACGACCTGGACCGCACCTTCATCAAGGACGGCTTGGTCAAGGTCGAGACGCGCCTGGTTAACGGCAAGCTGCGGATCGCCGACCGGCTGCCCGACCACATCCGCGAGATGGACGTGTATCGATACCCGGGCGAACGAGAGGGCGCTGAGGAGAAGGAATCGCCGCTGAAGGTGGACGATCACGCGCCCGACTCGATCCGCTACATGGTCGTCGGGCTGGATCACCTGCGCGGCCGTATGCCGCAGATCGTGGTGGCAGCATGAAAGTCTCGCTCGGTCATCGCATCAAGCTAGCGGTTGACGGATTCCGCCTGAAGGCTGCGCAGACGTACAACTACCAATGGCTGCACGGCGGACTGACGTCAGACATTCTCGGTGGCGGTGCGGCCGTGGCGGTCGCAAACGCCTACGCTAACAGCGCGATCGCCTATGCATGCATCGACCGCATGTCGAAGGACGCGGCGGGCGTGCCGCTCATGTACCTGAGCGACCCGAAGGACGCCGAGAGCGCGGCCCCCGATGGCGATCCTGTCTCCGCGCTGTTCACGTCGCCGAATCAGGTGATGTCGTCTCGCAGGCTGATCGGCTGGACCGTGATGATGCGGCAGTTGCGCGGCGAGTGCTTCTGGACCTTTGATCTGACTACCAAGCAGCCGAAAGCGATCTTCCCTTGGTTCGACCCTAGCGGCTGGCACGAGAAGGTCGACTCAGTTGATGGGCTGTACGGCTGGGACTTCCGCAAGGGCGAAACCAAGTTCAGCAAGATCGCGGGCGACGTGCTTTGGATGGGGCAGGACGACCCGACCAATCCGTACCGTGGCCAGTCGCCGCTCAAGGCCGCATCGCGGGCTCTCAGCATCGACATCTACGGCGACACGCTACAGGAGAACATGCTCGCGCGCGGCGGCGAGCGCGGGCTCGTGTTCGAGGCCGAGTGGGACCCGACGCCAGACCAGTACGATCAACTCCTGGCGCGGCTCGCGACCCGGCGACCTGGTGCGGGCCAGTCGTCGCGGGACTTCGTCGTCACGAACGGTCTCAAGCTCGCGAATCCCGCTTTCACCCGCGAGGACATCGACATCCTGGCGCAGCAGAACGCGAGCAAGGACAAGATTTGCCACGTCTACGGCATGGCTCCCGTCCTGATCGGTGACGACGACAGCGCGCAGTACAAGAGCGCGCCCGAGGCTACCAAGGTCTACTGGCAGCAAACGCTAGTCCCGCTGCTGCACTCGCTCGAGGACGCCTGGGATCAGTTCTTCGTGAATCGTCGCGGGCTGGGCACGTATGTACGATTCGACCTGTCGAAGGTGCCCGCGTTGCAAGAGGACGCGGAGCAGCAGGCGCGGATCGCGAAGCAGTATTGGGACATGCTGTTGCCGTTCGCCGCGATCAACGACAAGCTCGGGCTCGGCTTCGACGACGAGACAGTCGCAGCGGTCGACGGTCTCGACATCGCGAGCCGCAAGCCGCAGCCGGCCGCGCCGGCTCAGACCCAGCAGCCGGCGGGCGCTCCTGCCAAGTCGAAAGCCTACGGCAGGCTGACCAACGCCGAGATCAGGGCCCGCGCCAACGACTCCCGCTTCCGCATCCAGCGCAATCGGATGCTCGCCAAGCTGGAGCGCAAGACGATGGCGAATGTCCGCGAGGTGGGGGCCGAGTACCAGACCAAGACGCTAGACGCGGTGAAGGACGCGCTGGAACAGCACGGCACGACCAACGCTGGCGTGCTCGCCGCTCAACTCGCGCTCGACGAGTTCCGCCTGCCGTTCGGTACGGACCTGTCGGAGAAGGTCGCACCGTCGCACGCCGAGGCCGCGGAGATCGGCGCCGCGTCCGTCCAAGAGCTCGTCGACGGCGAGAAGATGGCCTGGCACGACCGGCGCAAGGCGATCTCGTTCGCCCCCAACACCGTGAACGCGATGGCGCAGCGCCGGGCCTGGCTGCGGCAGTACACCGGTCCCGGCTGGATCGACGAGATCAAGGAACTGGTCGCCGCCGTGGTCGAGGCTGCTGGCGAGGAAGGCGCATCGATCGGCACGGTGGTCGGCAAGATCCGCGAGGGGTGGGGCGCGTGGACCAGGTCGCAGGTCGAGACGATCGCCCGCACGGAAGTCGGCACGATGTACAACACGAGCCGCGTCGAGGAGATGGGGCAGCAGGAGTTCACCAAGCACGAGTGGGTCACGAGCATCGACGAGGCGACGAGGACGAGTCACGAGGACGTTGACGGGCAGATCAGGAACATCGGCGATCCGTTCGATCTGATCGACAAGGACGGCAATCCTGTCCGCATGGCGCACCCGCAGGAGAGCGGAGCGCCAGCCGAAGAGGTCATCAACTGCCGCTGCGAGACCATCCCTGTCGTGGAGGACTGACGTGGACACCAGAAGGAAAATCTTTGTCGGCAAGACCATCGAAGCGACCAAGGGCAAGCCCATCGTCGCGGTCGCGTCCACCGACGAGCCCGACCTGATCGGCGACGTGATCTACCAAGGGCCGAACGAGCGCGGCAAGGGCTGGCTGCTCGACGACTACAACAAGCGCGACGGCCGGGTCTACTGGATGCACGACCCGTTCCAGCCGAATCTAGCCAAGGCGAGCGCGCGCGTCGACGGCAATCGGCTCCTGCTGACGGTCCAGTTCGACATGGCCGACCCGTTCGCCGCAGAACTCGATCGCAAGTACCGCGAGGGCTTCCTGTCCGAGTGGTCGGTCGGCTTCCGCCCGCGGGTCTACGACGAACACAACGACAGCGGCGGCTGGACCTTCTACGAGCAAGACCTCCGCGAGGTCTCGGCGGTGAATCAGGGGATGCACCCGGGCACCGCGGTCATCTCGAAAGCGTGGACCGACTACGTCGGCGCGGCTGCCGAGATCAAGTCGACGCTCGACGGATTCGACTCGCGCCTGCGCGAGATCGAGGCGGCGATCATGAGAGGAGAGACTGAGAAGTCCGAGCGTCGCATTCAAGCGATGCTTGACGAGATACGGCAGATCCGCACCTGCGCCTAGCAGGCGAGGGACGAGCCAACGACGGAGCAAAACGAGGGGTCCGGCGACCAAGCCTGGCAGCGAGACGCCGAACCCCGGTGCCCAAGGACGAAAGGAATCGTCACATGGACGAGAAGATCATCACCGACCTGGCGACCCAGGTCAAGGGAGTAGCCACCGACGTCGAGGCCCTGAAGGCCGCGAAGATGGTGAACCCCGACGAGCTCGCGAAGGCGCGCTCCGACATGGAAGCCCTCGCCGAGCGTCACAAGGCCACCGCCGCGCAACTCGATGCCGTCGCCCGTGACGTTGCCGAGTTCCGCAAGATGGCGCAGAACGAGTACGGCAAGAGCGGTGCCGTCGACTACTCGGTCGAGTTCGGCAAGTTCATCCAGGCCGCCTATCACACGAAGATCAACAAGGACAAGCCGCTTCCCGACCACCTGAAGGCCGTGGCCGACTACGTGACCACGACCGACGCGCAGGGCGGTATCTTCGTCCCGACGCTGCTCGACCCGATGGTCCGCAGGATCATCGAGATCCACGGCCGGATGTGGCCCTACACCCGGAAGATCATCGTCCCCGCCGGTCAGTTGATCGAGGTGCCCTTCGACTCGACGCTGCCGACGATGACCTGGCGTGCCTCGCAGGGTACGGCTCTGACCGAGGACGCCGGGCCGATTGCGGTCGGTGACGACGACCTGCGGCCGGTGCTGCTGGCCGACTACGTTGCCATCGCGAACGAACTCCTGGGCTCTGCGGTCATCAACATCGGCGAGTTCTTCGCGACGCGGATGATCTCCAAGGGCATCCGCGCCATCGAGAAGGGCTTCCTGCTCGGCAACACCACGACCACCGGGCCGCATAACGGCGTCATCACGCTGGCCGATGCTGGTTCGTCCGGCTCTCCCTTCGAGGGCACGGCTCTCGCGACGCCGACGTTCGCGCTCATGGCTGGCTTCATCGCCGAGTGCAACGCGAGCTTCGAGGGCTCCGGAGACACGTCCGCGTACCAGCTCGTTACGACCCAGGCGGTCGCGAACAAGCTGGCTGCGCAGGCGGTCGGCGCTTCCGAGCTGACCGGGATGCTCGTGTGGGGTTCCCCGCGCGACGGTATCCCCTCGCGGCTCATGGGCTACGACCTGGTCATCAGTCCGCACTGCGTCTCCACCACCAACCGCGTCGTCATGATCAACCTGAGCAACGTGGTCGTGGCGTGGACCGGCGGATTCGCCGTCGACTTCAACCCGTACGGCTACGCTTCCGCGACGGCCGGAGGCTGGGGTTCCAACGAGACCTTGATGAAGGTCCAGACGCACGCCGACTACGGTCTGGGCAACCTGACCCAGATCTGCGAGGCAGTCGTTACCGCGCTCGCCTAGTAAGCGCGGCCGTGGGGCGCTTCCTGTCACCTCTCCGGGGGGCGCCCCCCCAAGAAAGGCAAGGCGATGAAATACAGGATCATCAAACCGATTTGCTTCGACTTCGGCCTGGGCAGGGTCATCGGTGGCGTCGGCGCAGAGTTCACCGACGAGTACGCAATCATCGACGTCTCGCGATGGGTCGACGCCGGGTATCTCGAAGTCGTCAGCGAGCCGCAGAAGGTGACCAAGGAAGTCGTGGCCGCGCCGGTCGAGAAGCGCGGGCCGCGTCGGGCGTCGAAGGGCTTCTGACGTGGACGTCACGATCAGCGCGGGCGAGATGGCCGCTTGTGTCGAGGCTGCGCTAGGCATCGACCTAGAGGCTTGCGGCTGCGCCGCCGTGATCCTGGTCGGGGCGAAGGATACCGACGTCGAGGTCGACACGAGCGGCTACGTGCTGCTCGCAGCTCCGGCCGCTACCGGTGGCTGCAACATACACCACGACGTCCACCCCGGGGGATGAGCATGGATGCTAGGCCAGTCATTACCACCTACGTCGGCGCGAGCGCACGGACGATGACCTTCACGCTGAAGGACACGACGGGGACTGTCATCAACTTGACTGGTAAGACGCTGACGTTGACCGCGAAGTACGCGGGAACGACCAAGATCAACGCGGGAGCGATGACTGTTTCTTCGCCGACGACCGGTGTCGCGACGATCACGCCGACCGCAGCGCAGCTAGACGTAGCAGGCGACTACGTCGCGCAGATCAAGATCGCGAGCGCCGGGCCGCTGTACGACTTCAGCGAGGTCTTCATCATTCGCGTACGGGAGGTCGTGTGATGGCGATCACTCTCACGACCGATCCCATCGTCACCGAGCAGCTAGTCGTCGACATCATGAAGTGGAGCCAGGACGAGGCGCGCCTGGCGATCAACTCGGTATCGGCGCGCTTCCTGAAGTACACGAATCGGACGCGGATCACGAGTGGCGCGATCACGCTGGAGGTCTACAACTTCCCGCCGGCGGGCGTGCCGGTGATCTGGCTGCGGGCCGCGCCGGTCACGGTGAGCGAGTCCGCGACGTTCGCAGCGTACACGTACCAGGACGGCTCGGCCGACACGACGCTCACGACGAGCGATTACACGCTGCACACCGCCAACGGGAAGCTAGTCCTGAAGGGGCTCGGCGTGACCGAGCGCGACGACTCCCGCGACGTCCGCGTTTCTTACACCGGCGGATGGACGACGGTGCCCGGTGACGTCCAGGAGTCGGCGCTCCAACTGATGAAGCTCGACAAGCAGCGGCGGGACGGGATGGTCGGCGTCACGTCGACGAGCCGCGAGGGGACGACAGTAAGCTACCAGGGCGGCGACCTGCCGCAATCGGTGATGGAAGTCTGGCGGCGCTACCAGGTGGTCGTCTGATGGGCCTGCTTCAACTGTTCGTGAAAAACGGGGCGGCGGACATCGCCGGCAAGGCCGGGCACGACAAGGCGCGGACTGCCCATTGGCAGGCGATCAAGAAGGGGATCGCAGAGGCCGAGAGCGCGCACAAGCGGAAGTTCACCCTGCGCGGCAACGGTCCGGTAGATCCGGTCCTGCTGACGATGCGGCACGGTGCCGCTGGTCTGTCGGGATCGTACACAAGCCGACTGCTCAAGGAAAATCTGATCGCGATCTACGGGTCCGCGAAGGAATACGCGGCGATCCACGAGTTCGGCGGCATGGCCGGTCGCGGTCGCAAGACGCGGATACCGATGCGGCCGGGCGTCAAAATGACCGAAGAGTACATCGCGCCGAAGCTCGAAGAGGGGCTGGCAATCGAGCTGTCGAAGGTGGGCTTGTAATGGCCAAGAGCGTTCGCCAGAAGATCTACGAAGCGGCCATCACGCGCCTAGAGAGCATCTTGCTCACCGGCGGCTACAACACGCAGCCGCGCATCTGCGCCGGGCAGGACGAAGCGTGGAACGCCCTAGAGAGCGTCGCGGTCTGGGCGACCTGGGGGCCTGAGGAGTTCAGCCTCGAGGATCGCTCACTCGGCGGCGGTCAGACCTGCGTGTGCTCGCTGCAAGTCTCGGCGTACATCCGGCGCGACGCTGGCGACCTGGTCGCGCTCGCGGAGCAGGCGCTACAGGACATCCGCAACGCGATGGAGTCTTCGTACACGACCTGGCAATCGGGATGCGACGCGACGCTGAGAGGGCTGGACACCTGCGAGACGGACGAGGGCGTGCTGGCGTTCGACGGCCGCGCCCTGTTCACGCAGCCATTCATCTTCGAGTATCGGGCAGGACCGACCTGGTAGCGCAAGGAGGCGCGGGACATGGCTCAGTACAACGGCTCAAGCGGCTGGATCTTGATCGGTGCCGAGGCGGTGGCCTACGGCACCGAGGCCGCGACTCTCGTGTGCCAGCACGCTATCTCGTCGAGCCTGAAGGGCGTCGAGACGCGCATTTACGCGCCGCAGCTCGGCAGCATCGCGGCGACGACCGGGCGGCGCATCCTGTCGCACGCTGCTGGCAACGTGGTCCTCGGGCACAGCGACGAGGAAGACGACGTCGCGGTGATCTACAATCATATGGCGTCGCTCGCCGTTCACACCTGGACGTTCGGGGGAACGCCGACCGTGACGTCGCACACGGTCTGCAACTACTACGGCGGCACCGAGTACGAGTACAAGGGCGCGTTCGCGAACAGCATCACGTGGAATCTCGTGAACAACGGGATCAGCACCACGACCCTCGACTACATCGCGAGATACCCGGTCGTCGGGATCGGCGCCGCGCGGAATCCGACCATCCCGCCCGAGACCGAGATCGTGATCCCCGGCGACCTGGCGACGTTCACGGTCGACGGCGACCCCGTGGTCGGCCTGACGACCGCCAACATCAACTTCGCGTGGCCGGCGACGGGCATGGAGCACATCTCGCTCGGCAACGCGGTCCTCACGCAGCCGATCCGCAGCGACCGCCCGACGATCAAGGCGACGCTCACGCTGGAGATGGACACGGCCGGGGTTGCGGAGATCGCGCACATGATCGCCGACACGACCGGCGGGAACATCGTCATCGACAACTTCACGCTCTCCGGGTGCAAGTACGTCGGCGACATCCCCGACCTGGGCCCCGGTCTGCTGTACGTCCCGCTGACGGTCGAGGCCACCGGTCTCACCGTCGTCACTTCGTAACTGAGAGGAATGAGAGGATGGGCACCGTAAGCGAGCTGGAGAGCCGGAACAAGATCACGCACGAAATCGACGGGCTCAAGTTCGTGTGCTATCGCGTGACCGCGAAAATCGCCTTCGCAGCGTTCGGGCCGAACGTGCTCGGGATCGTCGGCGCGGACGCTGCGCCCAAAGCGCCGAAGGCGAAGCGCACGATGGAGAAGAAGCTGCAAGAGATGTTCGAGGCCGACCGCGCAGGCAACATGCAGCGGCTACTCGCGGAGATCATGATCTCCCCGCGGCTCGGGGACGTCGACGACGACGCGGCGGATACCGTGTGCTGGAAGACGCTCGGGGACTACGGCGAACGGCTGTTCATCGCGGCGATGGGGCCGACTCAGGAGGCGGTGCGGGATTTTCCCGAATCGTCGGAGGTCCAGACGGGATGATGGTCGCGAAGTTCCTGGACGGCCTCTGCACAGACTACGGCTTCATGCCGCATCAGGTGTTGGAGATGGGGCTCGCTGAGGTGAGCTTCGCTTACGAGGTCCGCGTGAAGGCGAGGGCTAAGTAATGGCCACGACGCGGCTAGTCGAGCTGATCATGAAGGGCAAGGACGAGTCTCAAGGGGCGTTCCAGTCTCTTGAGAAGTCGATCCTTGGGGTCAACTTGCAGCAGGCGAAGTTCGCAGTCGGCGCCGCCGCCATCACCGCCGCCGTCGTGGCGGCGAGCAAGAAGCTCTACGACTTCGTGGCGGCTCAAGCAGCGGTCGGCGACGCAATGCAGGACATGAGCGAGCGCACCGGGCTCGCGGTCGAGACGCTTTCGCAATGGGCGTTCGTCGTCAAGCGGGGCGGCGGCGAGCTGGGCGACTTCGAAGCCAGCATACGCAAGCTCGCGCAGTCGATGGGCGACGCGAGAGAAGGCACCGGCGAGGCGGTAGACGCTTTCGCCAGGCTCGGCATCGAGGTCGGGCAACTGGTCGGGCCAAGTGGGGAACTGCGGTCGGTCGACGAAGTCCTGCCGCAGATCGCGGCCGGATTGCAGAACATCTCCAGCAAGGCCGAGCGAGTCGACATCGTTCAAGCGTTGTTCGGTCGCGGCGGGACTAGGCTGCTGCCCGCGCTCGAAAATCTCAGGGAGATCAACGCCGAGTTCGACAAGTTCGGCGGCGCGATGACGTCGCAGTTCGCGGAGAAAAGCGCAGCGTTCGGCGATGCCACTGACAACTTGAAGAACGCGACCGATAGGCTCAAGGAGACATTGGCCGAGCCGTTCCTGCATCCGTTCACGAGCGCGATCAACGCACTCGCCAAAGCCGTCGCCGATGGGGTCGCGAACTTGCGCGGCGGCGCGGTCGGGAGCCCGTTCATCGGCGGACCGAACGCTGGCGCCATCGTTCCAGCCGGTCCTGGATATCCTGCGTCCTACTACCAACTCGGCGGGCCAGCTGAGACTGGCGGGTCTGGTCTGGAACTCCTGCAATGGCAGCGA